AAGCCAAATACGGGCAATGCTGGACGAAGAGGTCAAGATCCACAAGCGCCCGACCTTTGTGGTCCGCATCCACCAGCGCTACACCATGCTGCGGGCGCAGCGGGAACGTCAGGAACTGTTGGAGAAGGTCAAGTCGTGAACCGCGCCGCGCTGATCGAGGCGGCCATCCAGCACGTCAAGGACGTGGGGCCTAACTCTTACGAGGAGTGGGTCGGGCTGATCATCGACTTCACTTGCAGCGCTTGCGGAACGGATCCCATTCACCACCCCGACGAACACAAGCCTGAAACGCCTTCTCCTGCTCCGGCGTCATCCGCTGCACCAAAAACGGCAGGGCAGCCCTGAACGCAACAGCGCCGAGGCCCCACCAGAAGGCGGGCCTCTGCGCCACCAGATAGCCGCCGGCACCGACCCCCAACAGCAGGATGATGACGGCGACGATCTCAAACCAGGTCATGCCTTGGGCTTGTTGGGCACCATGTAGGTGACGACGGCGGTCAGGACCGCGCCGAGGATCACCGACACGCTGTCGACCAGGCTAGGCGTCACCCAGCCGGTCGAGACGCCGAACAGGCCGATGAGGGCGATCAGGCTGGTGATGAAGGCCGCTACGGCCTTGTGTGCAGTCATTTCCATTTACCTAGTTCCTTTTTCAATTTTGCGCAATTCTTCAGCTTGCGCCTCGCTGACGTTCTTAAGAATATCGTAACCTAGATACGCAGACGCACCTGCGATGCCGTACTTGCGGACGATGGAGACGAGCCTGTCGTCAAAGACGACGTAGTTGCGAGTGCCTTCGGCTTCCTGCGATACGCGGGCGATGCCGTCCTTGACGCGCTGAACTTCGGCCTGCTTGCGGCCAATCAAGAACTTGTCGCCGCGCGCTGTCGCGTCAGCCAGTTCTTTTTCCGCAATGGGCAACTGAGCCTGCCAATCTGCCAGTTCTTTTTTAGCCATTGCCGACGGAACGCGCGATCCGGCGTCTAAGTACTTAATGCCAGGTATGCCTGCTTTTTTAAGTTTTTCAGTGACGGCAGCGCGGTTGTCGAGCATGTTTTCAAGGCTAATATATTTGTCAACGCCTCTTGTCGTAGAACTGCGAGCAGCTTCGCCAATTGTTGCAAGGCGGGCTTGCACTTCCGGCTGCTCACTCAGCGGCTTGTCCCAGTCAAGGAAGGCGTTGGGGTCGGCGTTGATGTCAACCTCGTACATGGAGCCGGGGTTTGCTTGACCCTCCGTTTTTCGCGCAATCAAACTCTCCAACATAGATTGTCTTTGGGCAATTTGCTTATCTAGCAATTTTTGTGAGCCAGGAAGATTTTGGGAGAACGTAGTTGACGACAAATCCTTAATTTCAGACGTCAAGGCATCAATCGCGTTGTCAATACCTCCGTGTTTCCGAATAACTCCGTCAATGATATAGTTTTTAACCCGCGTAAGCTTTTTCTGATATCCCTGCGCCACACCCTCATTCTCAGCAAAATACAGCCCATGTCCGTAAGCCTGCGCGCCTTCGCCTGTGCCGATCTTGCCCGTGCTGAACTTGTCGAACGAGTGTGGCGAACCATGGAACGCCTTGATACCCATCGCCATTGCGTTCGCCGGCTTCGGGATCATCGCGCTTCCACCCGTTACCGTGCCGGATAGCGCCAGACTATCCGCCACAGCCTGATCGAACGCGGGTGAAGGACCGCCTGCGAGAACTTCGTAAGGCGTAGTCATCAGCCGCTGCATGGCGCTAATGGGTTCTGTAACGTAAGGGCTCAGAATGTTCCACGTCTGCTGCCATTTGGACGGACGATCAACCATAGTTATTTCTTTTCAGTTGTACCGGGGTACTTGTCCCACGGCAGTTGAAAATGAGGGCCGTCCTTGAACGTCGTCCAATCGCCGCCCCACTCCAGCGGCACCTTCTCCTTCTTGGCCGCCGCCTTCATGGCCTTGGCCAGCTTGTCGTAAAGGGGCCAGTCCCAGCGCACTTGATCCTTGACCGAGCACGCCAGGTCAACCGCATGGCCGTAGCCATTCTTGGCCGGGATGTGCCTGGAGCGCAAGGTCTTGCTGGCGCCCTTGGCGACGAGCAGCTTCTGCTCTTCCAGCGAGCGGACGCCGCAGGTGACGATGAAGCCCGTGTCCGGGTCTTTCCAGTCCTCGGCGCAGCGCAGCACGACGCGCGCCAGATCGGGGTGAACGCCACGCAGCCGGCTGTAGGATGCGCTGTTGAGCTTCATGACTTGTTAGCGATCTGGTTGATGCGCTCGAACATGGTGTTCAGCGTGCGGTCCACCTGCGCAAACCCCTCGCGGATGTCCGTCTTCACCTCGCGCATGGCGATGTTGAAGTCGTCCTTCTGGACGTAGTGGGTGGGGAACTTACGCACGTCGTCGTCAAGTCGATCCAAGGATGAGTAAACGCGGTTCAAGACGTACCCTCCGAAAATGCCTGCAAGACCGTAGGCGATGTTGAAAAGCACTTGGTAGTCCACGTCTTCACCTCGACATCGAGTTGCGGTTTTCTTCCGTCATTGTGTTCGGCGCGGTGACGACAGGCGCCCGCTTGACAATACGCGACACAGGGCCACCCGAACGCCGTGTGGGGGTCGATCCAGCGCGCCGTTTAGACCGTGCCATAGCTGTCTCCAGCGCGGCAGCGGCGCGGTCGGCGCCCAGAAACTCGGCCGCAATCTCCAGCGCTAGTTTCTCGTTAACCTTGCCTTCCAGCCGGCGGACGATCTCGTTGGCGATGGTGGCCAGACGGTTCAGCAAGGGCGGCAGTGTGGCACTGCCAGCAGGCTCGCGCAGTTTAGGCGCCGCCTCGCGGCCCAGCGCTGCCAGTTCCTTGACGCGCGCGTCGCGGGACAGATCCATAAGGACGCGGTCAACGCGCGCCTGTTGCGGCGGGGATAGCACTTCGGTCAGTTCTGAATAGCGCGGCTGGCCGTCGAGTGCCCGCTTGATGGTCTGCGGCGCGTTGCGCACCGCCTGCGCAAACACGCCCGCCCGCTGGGTTCCTTCGGGCACGGGGCTTTCCAGTTTCTCGCGCAGGAACTTGCCGACATCCATCTGGTTGATCGGCTTCGACCCCTTGCGGAACGCCGCCTGCGCTTCCTTCATCGACGGGATAGCCTCGATCAAGTCGTTCTTGATGTTGTTCAGTTCCTTTTTAATGAAGCCGTTTTTTTCGTCCGCCAACGCCGTCTTGATGCCGTCCAACGTCGAGGCAATTTCTTGCGCGTCCGTGCGCGGCTCGAAACGAACTTCCTTCTTAGTCTTTATTTCACCCGTTTTTTTGTTAAGGACAACGTCTCCATTGGCGTCCAGAACGGGAACATCCTCTTCAACCCGCCGCGTCAAACCTTTGCGCAACTCACGCAACTCAGACAAAAGCCGCGCGTTGCCGGGGTTGGTTTCCGCCAGCCCGTCGATGTAATCAAGCGTTGGCTGGACATCGACCACGTCGCCCGCCATGCGGGCTTCTTCATACAGCGGATCCGCCCGACGTTCGCGCGCCGCCTCGGCCTTGGCGCGGATTTCCGGCGTCTGCTCGATCTTCTTCAATTCGCTCACGCGCCCGGCTTCCTGCACATCGCGCCGCGCAATCGCTTCGGTCGGCCGGATCTTCTCGGCCTGTTCGCCCACGGCGGCCACACGCGGCAGCCCCACGTCGGCGGTCGCCTGCGCGAAGGTCGGGCGCACGTTGGGGATGATCTCGGCCTGCGGTGAGCGGGCGGCGGCGATTAGTTCCGGCGCACGCCCCTCGGCTACGTCCATGTAGAACTTGGTCTTGGGGTCGATGACGTCGCGCATCTTGTTGATGGTCGCGGTCGTAACCTTGCGCGCGGTCTTGCCGCCCGGCACCTTGGCAGGGGTTGCAGACAGCACGACCTGCATCATGTTGGTGACGTCGGACTTGGGCAGGCCAGTGGCCTTGGACAGAAAGTCCGCGCCTTGATCCATATTCTCGGCGATGTAGGTGATGCCTTGCCGCAGCGCGTTCTCTTGATAGCCTGGCGTCTCGGTGACGCCCGTCAGCCGGCCAACCGGCTGCGCTACCGTGCCTAGCACGCGCTCCTGACTAGCCGCCACGTCCTCGGCGGTCTGACCTGTCACCAGACCAGCCAAGCGCTGGAACGGGTAAGAGATCATGGCGGCCGTGCCCGGCACGCCTTCCGCAATAATGTCGGCAGTCGAGGCTGCACCGCGCAACACACCGCGTCCGAAATCGGCGGCCTGTTCGCCAAGCGTCGGTGCCGGGGCAGCGGGGGCCGGGGTTGCCGCGACGGGTTCAACACCAAACTTCTGGCGGATAGCCTTCTGAGTTGCCGGACTAGCCTTGGCGTAGTTCGGGTCGGTTGGCGCGTACTTATCAAAGATCGCCCGCTTGGTGGCGGGATTAGCCTTCACATAGTTCGGGTCTTGAGTAAGAGCGCGCAGATCAGCCATTATTATTCCCCGTCGCTCAACAGCGGGTTGTTCGTATCAACGTCCTCACCGCCGCCAGTGTCTTCGCCACCCGTGTACTCGAACTGACCAGAGTATTTCTTAAGCAGCCCCACAATCTGCGTGGCCGCCGCCTTTTTGACGCTAGCCGGGACGTTCGGGTTTGCCAAGTCGCCTGCCGCATCCTTGTATGACTGCGTATCCTTGTCGGACTGCGGACCCTCAAAACGCGGGACCAACTTTAGCACCAGATCAGCAATCGGTTTCATTTTGGCGTTGGCAATAGCGCCCGGAGTACCGATGCCAAATGTTTGCAGGGCGGCGTCAACAGCATTGCCAAAATAGCTGCTGGTCGCATCGTCAAGCAAACCACCTTTGGCCGCTGCCGCCTCAACTTCCTTGACCGCAAACGCGATGTCCTTGTCACGCTTTTCTTCGGACAGGCGTTTCTTGACTTCTTCGGCGGTCTCCTTGGTCTTAGTTTCTTCCAGCTTAGCTTTTTCCAAGTCGATCTGCGCTTGCTGGTACGGCGTCATCGTTTCGGGGCGGTTCAGCTTGGCCTCGTCTATGCCGATGCGGCGTTCGTCCAGCGCAAAACGCTGTTCATCCAAAGCCGCGCGACGTTCAGCGGTCTTGGCCTGAAGCACCATGTTGGCTGTCGGCTCAAGTTGCTGAAGGATGACCTTGCCAAAGTCGTACTGCGCCAGACCAGAGCGCAGCACGTTCTTACGCATGGCCGGGTCGCGGATTGCCTGCAACTCGGCAAGCTGAGACTGCGCGGCGTCCTTGTACTGGTCCGGCACAAGGTCAAACGCCGCCGCCAGACCCTCATCGCTCGGATCGGTAAACGCCGCCGCCAGCGCTGGCGTCAGTGCCTTCTCCATAGCCGCCGTCTCGGCGGCAGACTGCGCCGCCTGGCGGTCCGCGATGCTGTTCTGCATGTTCATCATGTTCATCACGTTGGCCCCGCTTTGCTGGGCCAATGCGTTAAAGTCCGGCAACTGCGGCGGCTGGAAGGACAGCGGAATGCTTGTGTCGAGCGGCATGACAATCGCCTTTATTGGCTAGGGCTGGTGTAAGACGGCGTGATCGAGGCGAGATAGTTCATGTAGGGCTGGTTGGCGTAATACCCGCCGATTGCATTGGCGGCCGTCCCAATTCCCTGCGACAGCGCGTTGATAGACCCCATCGTGCCTGCGGCCTGCGCGTTACCCTTAGCCATAGCAATCTCGGCCAAGTTGGCACCCGTCGTGCCGACGTTAGCGGCCTGCCCGGCGGCAGCGCTTTGGCCGATGCCGGTCAGATAAGCGTAGGGGTTCATGCGCGCCTCGCGCTGGGTCAGGTAGCGGCCAAAGGCGTTCTGGTATTCGTCGCTGGCGAGGTTCTGGCCGTACTGCGTGATGCCTTTGAGCGTGCCGCCGGACTGAAGCAGACCGCGCGCAGCGGCCGACCGTTCCAGCGCCTTGATGCCTTCCGCCATGCGGAAGTTGTATCCCGGATCAGCCTGGAACTGCGGCATGCCGAAATCCTGATAGGGGGCCAGCTTCTGGTACTCGACCAGCGCGTTTTTGCCCGCCTCGACGTAGGGCTTGGCAAGTTCGGCCTGTTGCTTTAGCGCCTGCGTCTGCACGTTAGCGGCTTTCTTGGCCGCCTTCTTCTGCGACTTTGACGCGTCCTTAGATGCTTTTGACCCCATAGCGGCGGCGCCGATAGCCCCCGCAGCGGCAATTCCAGCAGCAGCAATAATCGGTACGGGCATCAGGGGAATTCCTTCAAGTAAACGTCCAGTTGTTCGCCGTACAAGTGCATGACCTTCACGGCGTCTTTCATAGCAGTTGCGTGTCCCTTCGTCAAAAGGACAACTAATAGCACCAGATCATAATACCCGGCCCGCCAGATGAAGGACCGGGCGTCCGCCTGACCGGCGCGTTCGGCGTCGTCCGACGCTTTCCACTTCATCACCAGCAGCGCCAGCCCAGTCTGCAAAGATTGAAAATTGGCGATGTAGAACGGATTGGCCGGCATGCTGATCAGCGAGGACCAGATGACCGCGTCGAGGTCCGGCCGGGTCACCGGGTCACCGTCCGCCACGTCGTCCAGCATCTGGATCATGCGCCAGATGTCCATGAGCCAACCCGCCGCTTCGGGCGGCAGGCCCAAGTTCTCAAAGTGGACAATCAGGGATTGCGTTGCCTCGTCCACTACGTCACCACACGCCCCGAGACGCGGATGTTGATGGCCGACGCGGTCCCAGCGATGGTCGAGATGAACCCACCGGGGTTCAGGACGTGGCCGGCCAGTTCGGGGAAGGTGTACGTCTCCGACGCCTGCAACGTCTTGGTCTTGACGATCAAATCGTTGTTACCGGCAGTTCCGCCGGCCGTCACCAGGTTCACGCTGATCGTTGCGGCGGCCGCGCTGTAGTTGGTGGCGGTGAACTTGTCGATGATCGCCGTGACGCCCGACGCGGTGTACATCGTGGTCTGCGTGTTGTTGATGGTCTGGGCGGGGACAAGTACGGTTACGGTAACGGTCACGATGACCTCCTAAGCGCTGATGTTGTCGGTAACGGTAAGGATGACGGACGGAATGGCGGGGTGGACGGCTGACGCGGGGTCGGCAAATAGCGACACGGCCAAGTCCGACACCTCCCACATAAGTTCAAAATAATCTCCCGCGCCCATGGACAGCAGGAAGTTCCAAGCCGCCACAAGTTCGGTATTGTTACCCTGAACGCGCACGGTAGTGGCTGAGTTGGCGACGTCCGTGCCGTTCTTGCGGAGCCAGATCCATGCGTTGTGCGCACCGCCAGCCGTGTTGATCATCTGCGCGGAGAACTGGATGTTGTAGATGTTGTGCGTATCGACATATACGCGCGACGTCGGAGATCCGATATACACGCCTTGGGACAGGTCTGTCGAATTAAACGTCATGCCATAGGCCGTATTGATGGCTGCTGCCGTCTGTATCGTCGTGTCGTAGAACGACCCGTATCGGAGCCGCTCAAGTTGCGGCGTGTAGACGGGCGCCAGTTCCAGCGCCTGTATGCTGCTCTGCAAGTTGGTCGGGTCAAACGCCGCCTGTTGCGAGGCTTCCAGCGCCTGCAACGCCGTGAGGATAGGCCCGAGATCAGACGACAGAGTACCGGACGACAACTGCACCGCCGACGCAATGGCGTTGATGTCGATGTCCTGCGCCAGCGGGCCTTTCTGAAAGTCTTCCAGCGAGATCGTGCTGCCGCCCGTCTGGTTGAACAGGCTCAGGAAGAACAGATACCATTCACGCGAGATCAACCCTGTCTTAGGATCCGACAGCGGGACGCGCGGAGGGGTGATGTTGGTGATGTTAGGCATTGGTGCGGCTTACCTGCAACTCAGCACCCATGATGGCGATCTTGACTGGGTCGGTGCCGCTGATCTCGTAGACGCGGTCGCGCAACTTCATGGTCATGCCCAGCCGCCGCCAGATGGTGCGGTAGCCGTACTGGCCGATGGCGCCCATCTTGCGCCAGTGTTCGTTCGACCAGGTGTGGCCGCCGTCGTCCGACCAGCGCAGCATGACCTCCGGGTCGCTGCCCTGCCCGGTGACCAAGCCAACGCCGGTCTGGCAGTCCAACTGGAGCGCGTGCTGCGCCGTACGCATCAGGTCGTTCTGCCCCGTCGGCAGGGCGCGCCACGACCGCAGCCAGCGCTGCGGGGCGCCGTTGTCGGTGTAGACGTCAAGGTCGTAGGCGTAGATGTTGCCGTTCTCGTAATCGCCCACCAGCACCTCGTTCTGGTAGGAAATCTGCGCTATCGGCCGCTGGCGCGCCCACGACCCGTTGCTCCAGCCAGCGCGCTCATGCCAGGCCCCCGTCGTGGCGTCATAGGCCCACGTCGCGCCGGATGACGGGAACACCAGCACGTAGAAAGAGTGGCCGTCCTGCTGGTAGGTGTAGCCCACCGCATCGGAGAGCGTGCCGTACTGCTGGATCTGCCACTCGATGGCATGGGTCGAGATGCGTTGGCCTTGATAGCCATTGGCGACGTAGACGATGCCCCGGCCACGGTCGTCCTTGCCCAGCCAGTAGACCTGGTTGTTCATCTTGGCGACGCTGTACCGGGCCGCGCAGCCCAGTTCGTTGAATGCGCCTTGGATGCGGACCAGCGGGAAGTCCGACAGCCCGGCGTTGTACCAGACTTCCGTGGAGTTCTCGCCAAACAGCCAAACCTCGCGGTGATCGACGATCATGCTGACGACGTTGTCCGGGTCGCCTTCCGCGCTGACAAAGTCCAACGGATCGACAGTGGTGCCGTCAAGAAGACCCGTCACCCAGATGCGCTGGCTGTTGGGCTCGATGAACACGAAATAGCCGTCCAGATAATCCACGACCGACGCGCCGGGATAATCAGGGTCAGTGATCTGCGCAAAGACGCCCGTGTTGGTGTTGTAGATGTAGCCTGTCGGATCGGCCGCAATCATGATCTGCGTGCCGTTGTCGGCCATGCTGACGGGCCCGGTGCCTGCCACCGTGCCCTTGGCGGTCACCACCCAAGAGGACGTGACCTGGTAGAAGGTGTTGCCCGACACAACGTACAGATAGACGCTGTGCCACCACATGCCGCGAATGGGGCCTAGCCCGACGCTGACCTTCAGGTTGAGCCCCGGACAGCGCTGGAGGAATGCGGGCTCCTTGCCTGCTTCCGGCACCATCTCCGGGAACAGGTTGATCATCTGGCTGTCGGCCGCGTTGACGCTGCGGGCGACATATGCGGAGCCAAGGATCGGTGTTTTCATCAGGCTTGACCCCCAATAGTTTTCGGGTATATATACTTGAAAACTACAGAGGAGACGCGCAAGTGACTGTCGATGAACTTCGCAAAATTCTGACGTACTGTCCTGATACGGGTCTTTTTACGTGGAAAATACGCCCGTCCAAAAGCGTGCAAGAAGGCGATGTAGCGGGGTGCCGCGAAAAACGCATTGGCTACTGCACCATTGGATACAAAGGTGCCATTTACAAATCGCACAGATTGGCGTGGCTGTACATGACCGGCGAATGGCCTAAGGGCCTTATCGACCACGTTAATGGCGTCAAAGATGATAACCGATTTGCCAATCTTCGAGTTGTAGACGAAACAGGCAATTCGCAAAACATCCGAAAACCAAATCGGCGCAATAAGTCGGGTTTTATGGGCGTCATATTTTTTCAGAATAAGTGGCGCGCAAGCATAACGCACAAAGGCAAAACGCATTGGCTCGGGGATTTTAAAACCCCCGAAGAAGCGCACGAAGCATATTTGATTGCTAAACGTAAACTTCATACTGCCTGTACTCTGTAAGTGTATGATAACATTAAAAATTTCCGGCAAAAATATTGTATCTTTGCCTGGTCGCCACGATGCTGTAGGGCAGCGCCATGATGTCGTCGGGGTTGTTGATGCGCTTCAGGTTGCGTTTGGACGTCATGGCGATGCGTTGCACCTGCCGGGACGGTTCCACGCCAAACTCCGGGGCCAGTTCGCAGGCCAGATTGTACCGGAACGCGCGCAGGTAACCGGGCGGGAAGGCCAGATCCGTACCGAGCGTCGCCGGTTGGGTCAGCTCTTCAACCGAGATAAAGTGCCATTCCAGCAACTTGGTCGGCACCGGGTACACGTACATCTCAATGTTCGGGTAACTCATGTTGATCCACAGCACCTGTGGGTAAGTGCTGGTCACGGTCTTGACCGCGATGCCGTCATACTGCTGCTGGTTGATGATCTTGATGCCAAACGAGATGCCGTTGGCCGGGTCACGGAAATAAGTGGCGTCATCCACCAGCACCGGGCGGTTGCCGACAAAGTCGCCGCTAGGCCCCAGCGTCCGCGATCTGAAGCCCGCTGGCCAAGTGAACACCTGGTCCTGCGTAGAAAATACCGCCAGACGTTCGGTATTCCAACTGTCGATCATCTGGTTCATGGCGTTCAGCGCGTCCTGCGCTGTCTCGCCGGAGGGAACTTCGCCTTCCGCCAGAACGCCCAGAAGCCGCAAAGAACCGTAAATGATGTCGGCAGTTGTCGTCATGCTAGTCGTCCTTCCGGGGGCGGCCGCGGCGGCGCGGAGCCTCTGCCATCACGTTAGCTTCAGCCGTCAATTCTGGCAAGTCGTCGGCAACCAGTTCGTCCGGGTCGAAACGCACCCAACCGTTCTGCTCGTCGTACTGTGCTTCCATTTCCATCGTGGCAATCTTGACGCCATGACGGTAATGCATCAGGTAAATCTCGGCCATGGTTTTTCCTTGTGAAGAACAGGCGGTCCGAAAACCGCCTGTTTGATTACGCGATGAGGTTCAGCGCCTGAAGCCGACTTTCAAGCTGCGCAACGCGCGCCTGAAGGTTGGCGATGACGGCCAGCACCGAGTTGCCCTCGTCCTTGGTCACAAAGCCAAAAGGCGTCGTGGAGGTCAAGTCCTGGATGGCGTAGTCCGGCGTGACGGGAGCCGTCGAGGTGATCGACGTCAACTGCGTCGTCAGGGCTGCGCCCTTGGCCGAGTAGACCGGGTTGGCGATAGTGGCGCCGTCGAGGTACGGATCCTCGTAGGCAACACCAACAGGCTTCGTATTGGGCATGTTGTTCTCCTTGATGAGTTAGACCCCCGCCGAAGCGGGGGCCGTGTTACTTACGAGATCGCGTACAGCGCCCAAGAGTTGTCGCCCAGACGACGGGC